AACGCTTTCTAAGAAAGGAGTAGACCATGGCCGCTCCAATGCGCAGTACCGACTTTAGAAGTATTGTCGAACCCATTCTGAACGAATGCTTTGATGGTGTCTACGACCTTCGTCAAGACGAATGGTCTCGTGTCTTCCGTGAGGAAACAGGCATCCCCCGTAACTACCACGAAGAACCCGTCCTGTACGGTTTCGGTGCGGCTCCACAGTTGCCTGACGGCAGCCCAGTGACGTACCAACAGGGTGGTGTCTTATTCCTGAAACGCTATGTGTACAACGTGTATGGCCTCGCCTTCGCATTGACCAAAGTGTTGGTGGAAGACGGCGACCATATCCGTATCGGTCAGGTTTATGCACGTCACTTGGCACAGTCTTTGATTGAAACCAAAGAAACTTTGTCAGCCAACGTGTTGAACCGTTCTTTCAATAGCTCGTACCCCGGTGGTGATGGCGTTCAGTTGAACTCCGCTTCTCACCCCATCGTGAACGGCACTTTCAGCAACTTGCTCTCCACTTCCGCAAACTTGTCTCAAACATCTCTCGAACAGATGCTGATTCAAATTCGCCAAGCTGTGGACAACAACGGCAAGAAAATTCGTCTGGTTCCCAAGCAATTGGTGGTTGCCTCTGGCAACGAAATGCAAGCCGAAGTTTTGCTGAAGTCTGTTCTCCGTGCTGGTGGTGCAAACAACGACATCAACCCAATCAAGTCGATTGGTTTGCTGGACGAAGGTTGCGCCATCATCAGCCGTTTGACTTCTCCTACCGCATGGTGGGTGCAGACAGACGCTCCTGAAGGCATGAAGCTTATGATGCGTCGTAAGCTGGAGAAGACCATGGAAGGTGACTTCGAGACTGACTCTATGCGCTACAAGGCGACAGAGCGTTACGACGTTGGCTTCACTGATCCTCGTGCTATGTACGGTACACCCGGCGTGTAAACCAAACAGGGGTCAGCCAATTCAGGTTGGCCCCTTTTTTTAAATTTAAGTCTAGCTTTTCAAGGAGAAGACAATGCCTCAATTTTCAGACGACCTATTTTTAGGCCCAGCCCAAACTTACATGGGAACTGGCCTGCGCCCGTACTCCACTACGTTTACTGGCTCAATCTCTACAACCACACTGACGGTCACCGCCTTGTTGCAAGGCTCACCTCTTGTTGTAGGTATGTATGTTGACGGTTCAAGCGTAACCGACGGCACTTACATCACCGCATTTGGCACTGGCTCTGGCGGTACAGGCACTTATACCGTGAGCGCCTCTTCAACCGCCTCCAGCACCACAATGATTGCGCATGGAAACATTGCATTTGATGATCCATCCCCCATGAGTTTGGGTGTTGGCCCATTGGGTCGTATTTATACTTGGGATGTGGTTCCGCAAGCTTTGGTGACAAACAACGTTGCCGCCACACAAACTCCCGCAGCCGCAGGAAACTTGACCCTGACTGCTGGTACTTCAACCAAGTCAATAACTCGCAGTGATGGCGTTACAGTGGTTCAACTTGATTTGCCTCGTGCAGTTCAATTGACCACAGCGTCTGGAACCATTACCACAAGTCGCAACTTGACCGTGTCTGGCTACGACTACTACGGTCAGGCCATGAGCGAAGTTATTGCAACTGGAACCACCTCTTCTGCTGTGGCTAACGTCAAGGGCAAAAAAGCGTTTTTCCAAATCACCAGCATTGCAGTTAGCGGCGCATTGCCAGTGGCAATCACTGTTGGCACTACCGACATCCTTGGCCTGCCTGTTCGTGTGTTTAACGTGGCATACATTGCCAGCGTTAAGAGCAACAGCACATTGGCAACAGATGCAGGTAATTTTGTCGCCGCAGACACAGCCACTGCTACAACCACCACTGGCGACGTTCGTGGTACATACGTTCCAACCACTGCGTCAGATGGTATTTGCCGCACGGTGATAGGCATTTTGATGCCTGCCATTGCGGTCGGCCCCAGCGCAACCCGTGTTGGTGCTCTTGGTGTAACTCAAGCTTAATAGGAGGCTTTCATGGGTCAATTTAAACCAATGGTCAAGATGATGACCACGGAGCCTTCAGTTGAACTGAAGCTCAAAAAGGGTGGCGCTGTGAAGAAAGCCATGGGCGGCGACATGTCTGGCGATCAAATGCCAGCGTTCTCACCCATGGGTAGCTCCTTGGGCGCTCCTCGTGGCGGCATGGCTCCATCAGCGGCTCCTAAAAAGCCATCTATGGCTATGCGCAAGAAAGCCATGACACCTACAGCCTCAGCATTAAGCATGGCTGCACCGCCCACCATGAAAAAAGGCGGCAAAGCTGAAGGCGGCGACGCTGACATGGCGCAAGACAAGGCCATGATCAAGAAGGCGATCAGCCAACACGATGCTCAAGAGCACAAAGGCGGTAAAGGCACTAAGTTGTCCTTGAAAAAGGGCGGCAAGATGGCTACTGGCGGTGTGGTCATGGGCAATGCTGGTGGTTTTAAAAAGGGCGGAAAGATTCAGGGCCACTACGCCTTTGGCGGTGGTGTCCAGACTTCTGATGTGGTTACCGCAAGGGCTGGAGCAACTGGCACTACAACGGGTGGTGTGACCATGGGTAATGCTGGCGGTTTCAAAAAAGGCGGCAAGATCAAGCGATACGCCTTTGGCGGGGGCGTTCAAACCTCTGATATGGTTACTTCAAGGGCTGGCTCGACTGGCACTACAACAGGCGGCGTTACTATGGGCAATGCTGGTGGCTTTAAGAAGGGTGGTGCTCCAAAAAAGTTTGCTGAGGGTGGATCAGTCCAAGACGACGGTCGCCCTCAGAAGATGGCGCAAGGGAATAAACCCCCATCAAAACCTGTGCGCATTACAAACCTTGCTGGAACATTCAAAAAAGGCGGCGGTGTGAAGAAGATGGCTGGTGGTGGTTCCGAAAGTGACTACGACCCCATCATCGACCGTGAAATGGCCCGTAAAGCTGCTGAACAAGCTGCAAGCGTGTCTGACAACGAGAACATGCGTGACATGGTTCTTGGTGCTCCCAAGCGCATCCTTCAAGGTGCGAAGCGCATGATTGGCATGGGAGAAGGCTCAGTCTCTGATAAAGAGCCAAAGGCTATCACCAAGACTGAAAAGTCCGTGACCATCTCTCCTGCCAGCAAAAAGCGTGGCGGCAAAGTCTGCTAAACCAAGGTAGAGGCTTCGGCCTCTGCTTTTTTAAGGAACAAATATGGCTGATGCAGTAACAAGCCAGACGCTGCTTGATGGTGAGCGTCTTGCAATCATGAAATTCACAAACATCAGTGATGGCACTGGTGAAACAGCGGTGACCAAGGTCAACGTTTCAGCTTTGGCAAAGAGCGCATCTGGACTGGCTTGTACAGGCGTGTCTGTGACAAAGATCACTTCTGTGTGTCATGGTATGGAAGTGCGCATGTATTGGGATGCATCAACAGATGTCCCATTCTTTATGAGCACCATCAACACCAACTATTGCAACGACTTCTCTGAGTTTGGTGGCCTCACCAACAATTCAGGAGCAGGCAAGAATGGCAACATTGTGTTTTCCACGGCAGATGCATCTTCTGGCGACACATACACCGTTGTCCTTGAAATGCTGAAATACTATAGCTAATCATGCCAAGCAAATCACCTTCCCAGCACCGTTTAATGTCAGCGGTAGCTCATAACCCTAAGTTTGCCAAGCAAGTTGGCATTCCTCAAAAGGTTGGCAAAGAGTTTGCTAAAGCTGATGAGGGAAAAAAATTCAAAGAAGGCGGACTCTATGAAAACATTCATGCAAAACAGCAAAGAATATCTGAAGGCTCTGGTGAAAAAATGCGCCGAGTTGGTAGCGAAGGTGCGCCAACGGCTCAAGCCTTCCGAGAGTCAGCCAAAACAGTAAAAAAAAAGGTAGGCGGCCCTAGCCTTGCCGTTGGGCGTGGTGAGAAGCTGCCAGTCTCTAAGGGCGCTGGATTGACCGAGAAGGGTCGAGAGAAGTACAACCGTGAGACAGGGTCGCACTTGAAGGCTCCACAGCCACAGGGCGGCAGCCGCAAGGACTCCTTTTGCGCAAGGATGGAGGGCGTTGTTGAACACGCCAAGGGAGATGCGCCAAGAGCAAAGGCATCTCTGAAACGATGGAAATGCTGATAAGGAAAAACAATGGCGTACTCAGGAACGGTCGGCACAACAGTCATCAATGTTCAAACTTACATTGACCATGGCGCTCGTCGGGCTGGAAAGCTTGCCGAGGAATTGACCTCTGAGCAGCAAATCTCCGCACGAGAGTCACTTTACTTCCTGTTGTCCAACCTCATCAACATGGGGATTCAATACTGGTGCATCAGCAAGAAGGTTTACGGTGTCCAGCCTGACAAAGCTGTCTATGAACTGCCTGTAGGCGGTAACGATGTGTTGCAGGCGCTGTATCGCCGCATGAACCGCCCGACAGGAAGCTACACAGCTTCTTCTGGAGTGGCTGCAAACGCCTTTGACAGCGACATTGCCACCAAATGCACCCAGAGCGCCATAAACGGCAACATTGGGGTCAATTACGGCACTGGCAACACGGTCTACGTTGGCTCAATTGGGGTTATGCCGGGGGTCACAGGCTCGTTTAACGTGCTTTTTGAGGTGTCCAGTGACGGAGCCACATGGACAACGCTCTACGCCCCCGGTGTCACCGCTTGGGTGGACGGTGAATGGCAGTGGTACGACATCAACACGGGTGCAAATGCCCAGTATTACCGCATGCGGGAGACTGGCGGCAACACTTTGAGCGTTCGTGAACTGTATTTTGGCAACAATGCCACCGAAATCACCATGGCTCGGTTGAATCGTGACGACTTCACCAACCTGCCAAACAAGAACTTCACAGCAAACCAGCCGTTTCAATATTGGTTTGACCGCACAGTGCCGCAGGCAACAATTTACCTGTGGCCCGTCCCTTCAGACCCTTTTGTGCAGATGACTGTGTGGTACTCACGCCAGATCATGGACGTTGGGGCGCTCACAGACGAGCTTGAGATACCTCAGCGGTGGCAGTACGCCATCCAAGCGATGCTGGCCCACCAGATGGCGCTGGAGTTGCCCGGTGTGGACATGCAGCGCATCATGTACTTGGAAGCTCAGGGCGAGAAAGCTTTCAACCTTGCCGAACAGGAAGAGCGGGACAAGTCACCGATCTACTACAGCCCGAATATTTCAGTTTACACAAGGTGACATCATGCCAAAGTTCCTTGACACCACGGGGATGTCAGACATAGCGATCTTTGTGTGTGATAGGTGCAAGATGAAGCGCCCACATGCAGAGTCACGAAACGATCCCAACTTTCCCGGCCTCCTTGTCTGTGGACAGGGCTGTGCAGATGATTTCGATCCGTATCGTCTTCCTGCCCGAAAAACAGAGAAAATAACCATCAGATTCCCAAGACCAGATTTGGCATTGGACGGTGTTGTTGATCAGTCGCCAGCGTATGGCGGCAAAGTTATCACCCCATAAATTTAAGGACAGAAAATGGCACAGTCAGGTTACACCCCCATCCAGCTTTACTACAGCACCACCGCAGGCAATCAACCAACCTCTGGCAACCTTGCAAACGGCGAGTTGGCAATCAACACCAACGACGGTGTCTTGTACTACAAGGACAGCAGCGGCATTGTTCAAGTGATTGCATCAGGTAGCTCTGTGTCGCTGTTGGCAGTGACTGCCGCCACCACAACCAACTTGGCTTCCCTGTCTGGATTGCTGACCGTTGATGGCATTACATTGACTGCCAGCCAGCGTGTGCTGGTCAAGGATCAGACGCTGAGTCAAAACAACGGTGTGTACGTTGCTGCTGTTGGGGCGTGGAGTCGCTCAATTGATGCCAACAGTGCCGCTGAAGTTTCTGGTCGCATCATCTCTGTTCGTTCTGGAACAACATGGGGTGGAACTCAGTGGGCAACCACGTTCAAGTCTACTGACACGCTTGGCACTACAGCCATGCCTTGGTATCAAGTTCTTGAAAACACTGCTGCTGGTACTGGTGCAGGTAATTTGGGTGTTGGCACAGGTGCTTTGGCATCTAATACGACCGGGGCATCAAATACTGCTGTTGGATATAACACTTTAAACGCAAATACCATTGGTGCTCTTAACACTGCTTTTGGTTATCAGGCTTTGGATGTAAACACAACGGGCATAAGGAATACGGCTATTGGTGCTGATTCGCTCGGTGCAAACACAACAGGTATTGAAAACGTGGCTGTTGGAAGAAACGCCATGCGACTTAATACCACAGGCTCAAGCAATGTTGCTGTTGGTCAAGAGGCTTTACAAGCAAACACGACAGCATCAAACAATGTTGCTGTTGGTTATCAAGCGGGTTTTACCAATACATTTGGAGATATTACTGCGCTTGGATATCGTGCTGGGTACAGCAACACAACGGGCGCTGAAAGCACTTTTGTTGGAAATTCTGCTGGATTTTTAAATACCTTTGGCCCCGCAAATACTTATATGGGTAGTGCGGCAGGGTATCAAAATGCAACAGGCGGATACAACACAGGTATTGGCGACAACTCTTTAAGATTTAACTTGGCTTCAAACAATGTTGCCGTTGGTTATCAGGCTGCTTATACCAATACAACAGGTACAAGTTTGACAGCAGTTGGCTATCAAGCTCTTAAAGCAACCACCACAGCAACAAGCAATACAGCCGTTGGTTATTTGGCAGGAACCAACTCAACAGCTAGTGGTGTAGACGCTTTTGGCGCACAGGCATTACGCTTCAACACTACCGGGGCAAATAATGCAGCTTTTGCATATAACTCGCTTTACAACAACACAACCGGAAGTAACAACGTTGCTGTTGGTGCGGCGGCATTGTTTACCAATACTTTTGGCGGAAACAACGCCGCAGTAGGTTATTACGCTCTTCAAAGCAACACCACAGGAAATTACAATACAGCAATAGGTATCTATGCCCTTACCGGGAATACCGCAGCAGATAACAACACCGCTGTAGGCTACCAAGCTTTGTATGCAAATACAACTGGTACAACAAACACAGCGGTTGGTGTCAGTGCATTGTCTGCAAATACTATTGGCATTGAAAATACTGCTGTTGGATATTTTGCGCTTACTGCAAATACAACTGGAACTTACAACACCGCTGTTGGAAAAAATGCAATGTCGTCAAATACCATTGGCGGCACTAATATTGCTATGGGTCGGTCTTCGCTTCAAAGCAATGTAACGGGTAATGCTAACATTGCCGTAGGCTACCGATCTTTGATATCAAATACCTTTGGCGGAGCCAATGTTGCACTTGGTAGAGATACTTTGCAAGCAAACACCACAGCATCAAACAACACTGCTGTAGGGCATGAGGCTGGATATTCAAATACGTTTGGCAATATAAATGCTTTTGGCTCAGGAGCAGGATATTCCAATACAACAGGCACTGCAAATACCGCACTTGGTCAGGCGGCTCTTTATACAAATAGCACTGGAAACTACAACACGGCTGTTGGCTATACGGCATTGCAATTTAACACTGGCGGCTTTAATACTGCTGTTGGTTATCAAGCTCTTTACACCAACACTACAGCATCAAACAACACTGCTGTCGGAAACGCAGCTTTGGCCCTTAACACATTTGGCGCAAGTAATGTTGCAATTGGCTTGCAAGCACTTTACACCAGCACTACCGCTTCAAATAATACTGCTGTAGGTTATCAGGCAGGATTATTGGTAACAACTGGCGATGGCTTGGTATTTGTTGGTTCTACTGCGGGAGCCGCAACAACCACTGGCGCAGGTAATACTGGAATTGGATTTGCTTCCCTTACCGCAAACACAGCAGGGCAAAATAATACAGCCGTGGGACTGTCATCACTTCGCTCCAACACCACAGCATCTAACAACACTGCTGTAGGATATCAAGCGGCATACTCGAATACCTTTGGCACAGGTATTTTGGCTCTTGGCTACCAAGCTTTATATACAAATACAACTGGAGCCAATAACACTGCCGTTGGTTCTGGTGCGCTTATTTCCAATACCACTGCCTCAAACAACACTGCCGTAGGCTATCAAGCTCTTGGTTCCAACACCCTTGGTTCAGAATTAACAGCCGTTGGTCGCAGGGCTTTGTACTTGAACACTACTGGCGGTCAGAATACCGCCGTCGGAAACTTTGCTCTTACCGCAAATACGTTTGGAGCATCAAACAGTTCCTTGGGAGAAGAGGCGCTACAAGCCAATACCACAGGAAACTACAACGCCGCATTTGGCGCAAGCGCTCTTTTCTCCAACACCACGGCAAATAACAATACCGCTGTAGGCTATCAGGCTGGATATACAAACACTAGCACAGGCATTTCAGCTTTTGGATACCAAGCTCTTTTTTCCAACACCACAGCACAATTCAATACTGCCGTAGGCCAGCAAGCCGCTTATACAAATACCTTTGGCCCGAACATTACGGCTATTGGTTATCAGGCTCTTTATTTAAATACCACTGGTGCTTCAAATACAGCGGTTGGACGTGAAGCATTAAAAGCAAATACCATTGGAATTAACAACATAGCTATGGGCGTAACTTCGCTCGCTGCTAACACTACAGGTAGCAATAACACTGCTATTGGAACATCAGCCCTTCAAAACAACACGTTTGGTGGAAACAACACAGCCTTAGGAACTCAAGCTCTTAACTCCAACACCACACAATCTAACTTAACAGCCGTAGGTTATCAAGCAGGTTATACCTACACAGGTGGTTCTGAACAAAGCGGTTCTGTCTTCCTTGGAGTTTATGCGGGTAGGCTTACTACGACTGGCAATGATTCAGTATTTGTTGGCGCACAAGCTGGAGAAAACACTACCATTGGTGTTAATAACGTAGCTATTGGAAGTACTGCATTAAATGCAAATACCACAGGCAGTAGCAATGTTGCCGTTGGCACTAACTCATTAAAAGTAAACACCATTGGTACACAAAACACGGCAATTGGTCACAGATCGCTTTATTCCAACACAACAGGCGATCAAAACATTGCTGTAGGTTATCAGGCTCTTTACAACAACACCACAGCAAATAGCAACACTGCTGTAGGTTATCAGGCTGGATATACAGGCGTAACAAATACTGGTGTAGCGGCATTTGGGTTTCAAGCTTTATACACCAGCACTGGAAAAGACAATGCGGCGTTTGGCGCACAGGCATTGAAACTTAATACAACAGGCACTCGAAATTCTGCATTTGGTACATCTACGTTAGGTTCTACTGATGGTGCTTTGGGTAAAAATACAATTGGAACTGATAACTCAGCTTTTGGGTATCAAGCTAATTCACAAAACACGACAGGAAATTACAATACTTCTGTTGGCTCTTTTGCGCTCTACTCCAACACCACAGCATCTAACAACACTGCGGTGGGGTATCAGGCTGGGTATAGTAATACGACTGGAACCGAAAATACGGCACTGGGTACTTCGGCGTTATATACCAATACCGTAAATTCGTACAACACCGCTGTTGGTAGTTCCGCCTTAAATTTAAGCACCGGTTCGTACAACACCGCTGTTGGTCGTCAAGCCTTAGCAGTAAATGCGGCGGGTCAGTTTAATTCCGCAATTGGCGCATCCAGTTTAGGCGGCAATACTTCAGGAAGTAACAATACTGCTCAAGGCTATCAAGCACTGTTTTCTAACACCACCGCATCCAACAACACTGCTGTTGGTTATCAGGCGGCTTACAGCAATACCACAGGTACAAATTTTGTTGCAATTGGGTATCAGGCTCTTTATAACACCACGGTATCTAGCAACACAGCAGTAGGATACACCGCTCTTATATCCAACACTACTGGCATTGATAACACTGGTGTTGGTTCACAAGTTTTGATAGCCAATACAACAGGCGCAAGCAATACGGCAATGGGAGTTACAGCACTTGTTGCCAATACAACTGGCTCAAGTAATACTGCTTTTGGTAAAGATGCGCTTAAAGCCAACACCACAGCATCTAACAACACTGCTGTTGGTTACCAAGCTGGTTACTCAAACACGTTTGGTGGAATAACAGCGATTGGTTATCAAGCGGGGTACAGCAACGTTACTTCTATCAATGGTGTTTTTGTAGGGTATCAGGCAGGACTTTCAACCATTAACGACGGCAATACTGCTGTTGGTTATATTGCATTGAAAGCCAATACTACTGGTGGAACTAATACCGCAATTGGATCAGGTGCGCTTACCGCCAACACAACAGCCTCTAACAACACGGCGGTAGGAGTTAACGCATTAGTTTCAAATACATTTGGTGGAAACAACACAGCCTTAGGAACTCAAGCTCTTAATTCCAACACCACAGCCTCCAATAACACTGCTGTAGGTTATCAAGCAGGGTATACAAACACCACTGGAATACAAAATGTATTTATAGGGGCGCAGGCAGGTTACACATCTGGTGGAAATAACAACATTGCAATTGGCAATTCTGCTGGCTACAACTTAACAACAGGTGTTGGTAATATCTTTATAGGCTCCGGTGTATCTGGTAGCGTTAACCCATCAGGCTATAGCGTAACCACTGGCTCCAAGAACGTCATCCTTGGTAACTACACAGGTTCTGCCGCACCCATCTCTGCTACTGGTAGCAACTACATTGTGCTGTCTGATGGTGATGGTAATGTCAGACAGACCATAGACTCCAGCGGAAACGTTGGTATAGGTGTTACACCTAGTGCTTGGCTGTCAACTACAAAGCCACTTCAGATTAGTTCCTATTCTGCGTTATGGCAAGCGCAAGGCAACGGTACAAACCTGTCCAACAACGTATATAGAAATGCTTCGGCTGTTGATACTTATTTAAATAATCAAGCTGCCAGTTATTACTCTCAAAACGGGGGTGCTCATAACTGGCAAATAGCTGCATCAGGAACAGCGGGAAATGCAATAACTTTCACCCAAGCAATGACGCTTGATGCAAGCTCAACGCTACTGCTTGGCGCTACTGCGGCAAATCTTGAGGCGGCATACAGCGTAACTTTGTGCGGTAGTGCTACCGCAGGAAACTCAGGGCAGCACACCTTTAACGGGCAAAACGGCAATACCGTGATGCGGATTAACCAAGCCTTTGCAGACTCAGCCTCAAGGGGTGCAATTTATTTTTATCGTTCACAAACTCAGGTTGGCTCTATCAACGTAAGTTCAACGGCAACCACTTACAACACATCAACAACATCAGGAATAGTTGGAGTAGATGCAAGCACATTGGGATTTAACACCGCCTCCTCAGAACGTATGCGTATCGACTCCAGCGGTAATGTGGGTATTGGCACTACCAGTTTGACCGGCATATCTTTGTCTGTTAGTAAGCTAATCACTGGAGCAACAACATCTTATGGTGTTCTTAATAACGGAACAATTCAATCTGATGTTACATCGGTGGGTATTGGTTATTCAGCATCCCTTTCTACAAATGCGGCTGTATTTACACTTGCAACACTAAATCATTTTGATGTGGCCCAACAAACTATTGGCGCTGGTTCTATTGTCACGGGACAAGTTGGTTTTAATTTAAGGTCAACTTTAACAGGCGCAACCAACAACTATGGTTTTTACGGTAACCTTGCTGCCCCTACATCTGGCATAACCACGACTGGAACAATCACTTCTATTTCCAGTAGCACGACAACGGTAACGGTTAACCACAACGCCATTACTTATACCAATGGGCAAGTAGTAACCATCTCTGCTACTGCAAACGCAACAGCATTGGTGTCTGGTGCAACTTGTACTATTCTGACGGTAGGAACAACAGACTTCACCTTGATTGGCGCTGCTTCAAACACTGTTGGTGTGTCATTTACAGCCACAGGCGTAGGCACTGGTACAGGTACGGTTACGCTGAACATCCAAGGCTCAGGAAAGACCGTTGCAGGGGCTGCATCAGGCTCGTTCACCTATACCACTACAACCAGCCAGACATTTGCAGCAGTCACTGTGTTGACAGGTTCTGTAACGGTATCTACTCGTTACAACTTGTACATGGCGGGTACTGCTGATAACTATATTGCTGGTAATTTGGGTATAGGTACGACTTCGCCAAGTTCGTTTTCTTCAGGCTCCAATGTGGCATCAATAGTTAAATCAAGCGGAAATGCTGGGATTATTAACTGCGTTGGCTCTGACAGCACATCAAATGTTGGGTTGTATTCCGGCATTAATGCAGCGGACAATCCTGCAATTTTCTATCAAGCAAATCTTCGTTTTGGAACGACATCATCATCTAACGGAACAACTGGTTTTTCAGAACGTATGCGTATCGACTCAGTTGGTAACGCACAGTTTCAAGCTGGCGCAGTCATGCCGTATGCACCAGCACCAGCAGCAGTTAGTGCAGCAACAACGCTGACCAATGCCAACATTCAAGGGCAAATAATTAGTGCCACAGGTACAACATACACCATCACAATGCCTTTGGGTACGACATTGGACACGTTGGCTACATGGGCAACCACCAACATTGCGTATGACTTCTTTGTCATCAACACAGCCTCTGGAGTTATCACGATGGCTGTAAACACAGGCGTTACATCATTGGGTTCACTGACTGTTGCAATTGGTGCATCAGCCCATTTCCGCATCCGCAGAACAGCGGCAAGTACTTACGTTCTATATCGTTTAGTTTAATCAGGAGCAATCATGGAAACGACTTGGACAATCACACAAACAGACTACCTAGTCTCAGACGGGTTTATTACTACCGCACATTGGACAGCAACAGCATTAGATGGGAACTACACAGCCTCTGTTTACAGCACTTGTGGCTTTGCTGCTGCCACCCCAACTATCCCTTATGCCAGCGTCACTGAAGCAGAGGTGTTGGACTGGTGTTGGGCCAACGGCGTAGACAAGAATGCAACCGAAGCAAGCCTTGCTGCACAAATTGAAGCACAGAAAAATCCAGTCACAGCAACTGGCGTACCTTGGTCAACACCTTCGGTGACTGAATGATCCCCGTTGTAGTTTGCACCGTAGGTTCTCCTGCCTTGCCCATAATGAAGGCAAGCATGGAAGCCTATGCACCCGAACATGAACTCCTGATAACTCAGGGGCGGTTCGGTAACTTCGGTGACGACTACAACGCCGCCATGACCAAGGCTTTTGAGGACAACGATGCCATCATCATTGCCAATGACGATGTAGTCCTGACTCCAAGCACCATGCGGCTCATGCTGGAGGACGTAGAAAAGATCAAACAGCACTTCCCCAAGGTAGGCTTCATCGCTGCCCGTTCAGACGCTGTACGGCCCATGCAAGACATCAGGAACAACGTCCAAGTGCCATGTCAAGTCCCGGTAATCTCTCCACTGTTTGCTTGGATTTCCAAAGAAGCTTTTGAGTTGGTTCAGTTTGCCCCGATCAACTGGTTCGGTGACGACATCATGTGCCTTGATTTGGGTAAGTTAGGGTTCGCTCACTTCATCTCCAGAGCCTACGTCCACCACGCTGGATCGACAAGTATTGGTCTGGACAACGACAAGAATCTGAACGATGCCAAGCCGTGGGTGGTGCAAAATAAGCCAGAATACTCGGCCCACTGGTTTGGAGAACACAATGCGTAAAGTCCTGATTGCAACCCCCTCCTATGATGGTCGCTTGGATGTCTGGTACACCAACGGCCTCGTTAACGCAGTGCGTTTGGCTCAGGCCAGCAACATCTACCTGCACCCCGTCTTTGTTTCCTACGACTCCCTGCTCCAGAGGGCAAGGAACGACTGCATCCGCTTGGCAATTGAAGGAGAGTACGAGTCCATGATCTTCATCGACTCCGACATGGACTTCAACCCTGAGTGGGTCATGGAGCTTATCAACCGCCCTGAAGACATTGTTGGCGGCACGGCCCGTAAGAAGACCGACACCGCTGAGTTGTACTGCGTGAAGACCACCAATCTGGAAAAGGCTGAGAACGGCCTGATTAAGCTCACCAGCATAGGTACAGGCTTTGTCAAGATGAGCCAGAAGGCGCTGAAAGCAATCTGGGAGGTCAGCACCCCATACCAGAACGAAGGCCGTGAAGGGCGCATGTGCTGCAACGTAGAGGTCAGGAATGGCGAGTTGGTGTCTGAAGACATCACCCTGTTTGAGCGCCTTGGTGAGTTGGGCTTTGACATCTGGCTTGACCCCAAGATGTGTTGTGGACACATTGGAACCAAGAAGTTTGAAGGCAACCTTGAAGCCTACATTGAGCGCATGAAGAAGCCAGTTATGAATTAAAGGCAAGCCGCCAGCCTACGATGGCGGTAAATCAAAGGAAAAAGCATGAGTAACAACACAAAACCTCAGCTAATGATTGATGGTATCGAGTACGACGTTGAAAAGCTGACTGACCAGCAACGGGCGCTTTTGGATCACGTTGTTGATCTGGAACGCAAAGTAGGGTCAGCAAAGTTCAATCTTGATCAACTGAGCGTTGGTCGGGATACCTTCTTTAACATGCTCAAGCAGTCGTTGACCGCAGCCCCCATTGAGCCGCAAGTTGAAAACATAGAAGTCATCGAAGGTTAAAAATGCCAGAAATTCACGAACTCGCTACTGAGACTGACAAACGCCTAAGTGTCCACGAGGCCATTTGCGCTCAACGATATGAAGGCATTCAGGCTCGGTTTGATGACGGCTCCAAGCGCATGACCAAGATCGAGTACCTGCTGTATGCAGTGATCTTGCTGGTGATGTTTGGCCCCGGCGTTGCCGCCGAGTTCGTGAAACACTTGATGGGGCTGTAAATTGATCCGATCACGATCCTCATTGCTGCAAGAGCCTGTGCCGCTGCAATCAGAGAAGGAACCGAGCTTTACAGGCAATGTAAAGAGTCCTTCATGGAGGTCAAGTCCTCTGTTGACCAAGCTGTTGGTGCTGCCAACGAGATCAGAGGGTTTTGGGCAAAGCTCTTTGGAGCCAAACAAGAAGCCACAAAGCCTTTGGCGCAAGCGAAAAGAAAAAAGGATGCCTATGTGACCGTTGACGAGACCAAGGTGATGTCGGACATCGTGACTCAATTGACGACGTTCTTTCGCCTTCAGGCTCAGTTAGCGGCTCACTTGAGAGAAGAGGAATTGAAAAGCAAGACGGTCTATGACCCTGATGCCAACCTGATGGAAGCAGCCCTCCAGAGGATTATGGCAATGGATCAGATGGCAGCCTTGGAGGTTGAGATAAGAGAGGCAATGGTGTACGGCGCTCCCAAAGAGATGGGTGCTCTGTACAGCCGAACGTTTGAGACCCGTGACATCATCATGCAGGAGCAAGAGCAGGCAAGGTTAAAGGAAGAGGCGAAAGAAAGGGTACGTCAATGGCAACGAGCGGAGGAAAGAAGAGACCTTCGGGCCAACTCAGCGTACCTCGTAGTAACGCTAATCCTTACGATATACCTCTGGCTCTGGTTCCTGTACGTCGCACAACGGGGGAAGATTTGATGGGATGGATAGCCTGCTGTTTTTTGTTCGCCGTGTTCATGCCGCTTTTTGCCATGCTGTACCTCGACGTGTTGGAGGCCAAGCACGAGGTGAAGGCTCAGGTAGAGAAGGTAGAACGGTTGAGAAGAGAAATTGAAAGGGACAAGCGTGACAAAAAGCCTGATACTTTTACTGACAATCCTTTGTTTGACAGGGTGCGAAGACCGCTTCCGCTATCCCTGCCAAGACCCGAAAAACTGGGGAAAAACTGAATGTGAGCCGCCTGCATGCGATGCATCAGGAACCTGTACAAAAGACTTGATACCAAAGGAGATGTATGAGCAATTCAAGAAGAAGTCCTGAAGAGTGGCATGCAATCGGTCAATTCTGGACGCAGATGGCTTTTGCTATGTGCTTGATTGGCACGACCTTTGGGGTGATCTACTGTCTGATCTTCGTCACCCAGCCCATGGTAGGCCAAGCCAAGAACGATGCCGTTCTGTTTGAAATCCTCAAGACTGTCCTGACCAGCATGATTTCAATTGTTGGTACGTTGATGGCTGTAGGACACGGCAGCAATGCGACAGCCATGCCAGCCGCCCCCAAGCCGCCGCCTAAGCCCATGGAGCCTACAAAGCCCCTGAGCAACCCTGAAGTGCCATGAGCATACTCAACCCCTACATCCTGCTTGGCATCGTTCTGACGGTGTTTTTGGCCTTTGGTGGCGGGTATTGGAAGGGCGGAGAAGACGAGCGGGTCAAGCAGGCACTGGAAGTTGCCGAATTGAACGCTCAGGCACGGCAAAAGGAACAGGCTCTGACGGCTGCCGTAAATGCCCAAGCAACTCAACTGACGAAAGCCACTCAAAATGCAAAACTTTTACAAGAAAAGCGCAACGCTGACATTGTTTCTGGTGCTCTCAAGCTGCGCATCCCGGTGTCCTGCCCCGTACAAGCCAGCGGAGATGCCCCCGCTGCCAGCGGAGCTAACCTTGGAACAGCCGAACTACAGCCAGAGACTGCTAAAGCTGTTCTCAGCGTCGGAGACGACGCAGACACAACCGTCCGCAAGCTCAACACTTGCATCACCCTCTACAACCAAATCCGTGAAACCTTGAAAGGCCAAAAATGAACTTGTCTGAAAACTTTACTTACGAAGAACTTACACACACAGACCACCGAGAGTTTGACAACACCCCCAACGAGGCGGAGATGGCAAACCTTGTTCGCCTTGCCAACTTCTTGGAGCAAGTGCGTGATGTTCTGGGTGGTCGTGAGATTCACATCAATAGCGCATTTCGCAGTGCAGAGGTCAACAAGGCCGTGGGTTCCAGCGACCGATCACAACATCGGCATGGTTGCGCAGCCGATATTCGTGTTAAAGGAATGACTCCTGACGAGGTGGTAAATGCCATCATTGATGCTGGTTTGGCCTACGACCAAGTCATCCGTGAGTTCGACCGTTGGACGCATGTGTCGATCCCAAACACAGAAGATGCCGATCCCCGCAATATGGCGCTGATCATTGACAAATCAGGCACAAGAGACTTTGCTTAAACCGTAAAGACAAATACAATCGACCAACGCCACGAAAGGTAGAAAATGGCAACAGCAAGCGTGATGACCTACGACAGCTTGGTCGAGAACATCCAAGCCTATTTGGAGCGCACCGATGCCGCCACCCTTGACAAGATTCCCTTGTTCATCATGTTGGCGGAACAAACAATTGCCAGCCAAATTAAGTTCCTTGGAAACCTGATCGTTAACACAAGCACATTGGTGGCAAGTCAACCAACCATTGACAAGCCTGCACGGTGGCATAAAACAGTGTCAATGAACGTAACGGTGGCAGGTGTGCGACAGCCAGTCCTTGTGCGCAGGTACGAGTACATGCGTGAGTATTGGCCTGACGCTACAGCAACTGATGTTCCCAAGTTCTATTGCGACTACGACTACACCCACTGGCTGGTAGCTCCAACCCCTGATTCGGCTTACAACTTTGAAGTAATCTATTACGAGCGTGTGCAGCCTTTAGACTCAACCAATCAAGTCAACTGGTTTACGCAATACGCTCCTCAAGCCCTGTTGTATGGCTCACTTTTGCAAGCCATGCCGTTCCTCAAGAACGACAGCAGGATTTCAATCTGGCAGCAGCAGTACCAAGGCATCATGCAAGCATTGATGGTCGAGGACAAGCTGCGTATTGCCGATAGACAAGCAATGGCGGTGGATTCATGAGCTTTAACAGCCCCTTCAGCGGTAACGTCGTTCAACCGACCGACGTAAGTTACGCCGCATATTCAATCTCGGCAGACACGCAACTTCAGTGGCCCATCAACAGTGAGCCAAACGTTAACTACGCTGCACGAATCATGCAGATCACTGCGACGGCGGGTAGCCTCAAGCTGATCATGCCTCCAGCCAATCAAGCTTCGGTTGGTCAAGATGCCCTGATCCGTAACGTTGGCTCCAACACGTTCACTGTGGTGGACTACGCTGGCAACACGATCATCTCTGTTGCTGCTGGTCAGGCTCAGTACATCTACATCACGACCAACGCTACAACTGCTGGCACATGGGGAATCATTGCCTTTGGCACTGGAACCTCATCATCGGATGCGGCTACCCTTGCTGGCGCTGGTTTGGTGGCTCAATCCACTACTCTGAACCAAAGTCACCCAACTTCATACATTGCCAACAACGACACCTTTGTCGCTTCAGACCGTGCGCAAATGCATGTGTGGAATGGCGGCGCTGGAACCGTGACCCTTCCGCTGGTGACCAATGTTGGCGACAACTGGTTCATCATGGTGCGCAATGCTGGCACGGGAACATTGACGGTAAATACCAGTTCTGGTCAAATTTTTGATGGCAGTACGCTCAAACTATTCCAGCCCGGCGACTCAGCGTTCATTGTCTGTACAGGAACTGACTACCTCTCAGTCGGATATGGTCAGGGAACCAACTTTGCGTTCTCTGCGCTTTCCTACGCTGTCACGACAGGCACATACACCCTGACCGCCAGTGAAGCAGCTAACACCATCCAAGAGATTACGGGTACGTTGAGCGGGGCGGTGACAATTGTTTACCCGCCTGTGGTGAACTTGTACGTCATCAGTAACCAAACCTCTGCTGGCGGCAACACATTAACCGTCAAGACGGCAACAGGTACTGGCGTAATTGTTCCCGCATCCTCACAGGTCACCGTGATTTGCGATGGCGTGAACTTCTACAACGCCAACACGACGCAGATTGGCGCAACAGCCATTTCCTTGATTTCAGGATCGGCCGCATCGCCTGCAATTAACTTTCTTGCCCAAACAAACACTGGCATGTTCTACAACACGAACTCGGTTGCATTTTCAGTGATTGGAACTCAGCGACTGTCGGTAACCGTTGATGGCATCACCGTCAATGGCATAGGCACGTTCACAGGCGGTATCACTGGGGGTACTTTCTAATGACCGAAAAAGTCTTTGCTCTAGACACGCAACCCGGCATCCAGCGGGATGGCACTGTCTTTGACATGAACTTTTACACCGACGGTCAGTGGGTCAGGTTTCAGCGTGGACGACCCAGAAAGATGCTTGGCTACTCACAGATCACCGATAAACTTGCTGGCCCCTCTCGTGGCATCTTTCAAGACTCGACATCTGGCCTGAGCCGTGTCTACAGTGGTTTTCAGAACGGCTTGCAAGTTGTTGCATTGAACAACGTAGGTGTTGGATCAGCCACTGACAATTTTTACTTTGGCGGCAAAATCCTCACCCTGTCTTCAATAACCTCTGGTGGAACGAACTACACCAACGGTACTTACACAGGCATTCCTTTAACAACTGTTACTGGAATAGGTAACGGTGCAACAGCAAATATCACGGTGTCAGGTAATGCTGTCACTGCCGTCACGCTGGTAAATGGCGGGAACGGGTACTTGTACCTTGATACCCTCACCGCAGCGCCAGCGTCCATCGGTAACGGAATCAAGACAACCACCTCGTTGGTTGGCGGTACTTTGTACGGCAATGGGAGCTACTTGGCTGTCCCGTTGATTTATGGCACTGGTTCCCCCGCAACTGGCGGAGTTGGCTCTGGAGCGACCGCAAACATTACTGTGGCTGGTAATGCAGTAACCAGCGTGACAATTCAAAACTCTGGCATTGGCTACACCGTGGGCGACGTGTTGACCTGCGCCAGCAACTACATTGGCGGCGGCAGCGGCATCATCAGTTCCTATGGCGGCTTGGTCGGCGGTCAATACTACACATCTGGCACTTACACCAACGTCGCTTTTACAGGCGGAACAGGTTCTGGAGCCAAGGGTACTGTGATTGTTGGAACCAACTCAATTGACTATGTGTACAACATTGTCAGCGGCGGGGACTACACCAACGGAAGCTTTGCCAACGTTCCTTTAACTGGTGGTTCTGGAACTGGTGCAACAGCGATCATTTCCGTTTCTGGCGGCAATGTGATTGATGTCACCATGGTCTACGGAGGCAACAACTATGCTGCCAATGACGTTCTCTCCGCAACTGCGGCAAGTATTGGTAATGGCATTGCAACTATCTCGGTGACGGCGATTGGATCGGGATACCCTGACGGCATCTATTCAAACGTCCCGCTGACCAACATAACTGGCTCAGGCTCCCTTGCTCTGGCGACCATCACAATCTCTGGTGGTGCTGTTGTGGCTTGCGCAATATCGTATGCAGGCATTGGCTATGCAACTACGGATACCTTGACGGCAAGCAACACAAACCTTGGCGGAGCAGGAACTGGTTTTCAAGCAAGTCCGGCAACGATCAGTCCGTCAACAGGATTTCAGTGTCAGGTCAATTCCGTGACCACTGGATCGGTTACTCAGGTGACCTTGACCAAAGATGGCCTTGGCTATGCCGCAGGCGACATCTTGAGCGTTCCTGCTGACGATATTGGTAAAAAGAACGGCATCATTGGTTCCCTTGGGGGTATCACGGGTGGTAGCTTCTACACAAGCTCAACCAGCGCAACTGGCATAGGAACAATTGCAGGCACTGTGATGAACATCACGTCTGTGTCGGATGGCTCCTATGTACTTGGTCAAACCATCACGGGTACAAGCGTCTCCCCAGACACCACCATCACCTCCTACGGAACCCCGACAGCAACACTTTCCACCGTGGTGATCACGGGAACTGCTGGCGACTTCAGTTGCACATCAACCACTTTGGCAGTTGGAAACACAGTCACCATCAGCGGAACCTTTGGTGGCACTGGCAGCATTACTGGATATGTAAACCCCACGTCTTACCTAATATCTGAAACCAACGGAACAACTACATTCAAGCTAACCACCTTATCAGGCGCAGCGGTGGTAACAACGGCGGGTACGCCTACAGGCTTGACTTACAAGCTGTATGGCGGCACTGGCTCGTACAACGTGAGCAAGTCCCAGACGGTCACCTCAACCACATTGTCGGGTCTTGGAATCTTCCGCAACACCGCATTGACAGGCGGCACAGGAACTGGCGCAACAGCAAACGTGACTATCACTCAAGGCGTGGTGACAAATGTGACGCTGGTGACCCCCGGCATCAACTACGCTACTGGCGACAACTTGACCGCCTCCTTTGCGGGTGTGACCAACGGTATTGGCAGTGGAACTGCGCTGGTTGGCGGCACTCTGTACACCGATGGAACCTTTGCAAGCGTACCCCTAACAGGCGGCTCTGGCGCTGGCGCTGTGGCGACAATCACGGTCTCAGGCAACACGGTAGTGGGAATTGTCCTGACAAGTCCCGGCACGGGGTACACCGTTGGAAACACCCTTACTTGCGCTGCCTCTTACATTGGAAATGGTGTCAACTCAAACGCCATCACCACCGCAGGCTCAAACTACCCTGACGGAACCTATGCCAACGTTCCCCTAACTGGCGGATCAGGAAAACTTGCAACAGCAAATATCACCATCACGGTTGGCGCTGTTACTGCATTCACCATTGTGAGCCGAGGAGTTGGATATACAGTTGGAAACACTTTATCGTTTGCTGCTTCGTCAGTTAATGGATACACCAACGGCATAGCAACCTTTGGAGCCATTACAGCGGGGTCAAACTACACCAACGGCGTGTGGACAAATGTTCCCCTGACTGGCGGCGCAGGTACAGGCGCTACAGCCCAAATTACCGTAGCTGGCAACGTAGTGACGGCAATCACAATCACCAATAAGGGTAACGATTATGCTGTTGCAAACTCAATGTCGTGTCTTGCCAAATACATTGGCAACGGCATCAACACCAAGGGAACCATCAATGCTGGCTCTGGGTACACAGGAAAGGGCATAGCGACCCTTGGAACAATTACTGGCGGCAACACCTACACCAACGGCACATATTCTGGCGTGGCAGTGACAAGCTTGACGGGTACGGGAACTGGGGCCACAGCCAACGTTACTGTCTCTGGCAATGCGGTGACCGCTGTGACCATTGTGAACAAGGGCTATGGGTATGCCGTGGCTGACTCATTGTCCGTGGCGGCATCCTTGATTGGTGGTACGGGTACAGGATTTTCTGTACCAGTGGCAACGGTTGGCCCAGCCACCTTTACAGCCGTCTCATTGATTGGCGGCACTGGAAGCCTCGCAACTGCTGACATTGTGGTCAATAACGGCGTTGTAACCACCGTCACCATGGTCGACCGTGGCATCGGGTATGCGGTAGGTAACCTGATGTCAGCCAATGCTTCGGACATCGGAGGTACGGGTTCTGGCTTCTCCTTCCCTGTGACTGCAATTTACGCAGGCAGCGGGTTTGCAGTGCCTGTGGCAACCGTGGTGACAAGCTCTGGCTTTACCAGCGTCATCACTGCGCCCTACGCAAGCTCCGGCTTTCAATTCAACGTTGCCACCTTGGGTAGCGCAGGCGGATTCAACATCCCAGTGACCTCGGTTTTGTCAAGCAACGGATTTCAGTTCACAATTCTGAGCACCACGGCAAGCTCTGGCTTCCAATTCAACGTGGGTTCCATCAACGCAAGCTCAGGGTTCTTGATTGGCGTTGATTCTTCGGAAGACAACTTCACCCCAACCGTCAATAACCTGTGGCAGTTGGACACGCTGTACAACGTAGCGGGAGGTGTTAATACGGTTCTGGCGCATCCCGGTCGCAATCTGTCCCAGATTGACAATATCGTAAACACCAACGTGTTTTATGGCCCAGTCACGGGAACCACCATGGAGCCATTGAAGGATACTGGCGGCCTAAACCCTACCAACAACTTCATCACCGTCAGCGGCGGCGTGGTCGCCTTGCACCCCTACGTCTTTGTGTACGGCAATGCTGGCTTGATCAAGAACTGCTCTGCTGGTGATCCTACAGACTGGAACAGCGCAGATGCAAACGAGGTCAACGTAGCCGCAGGAAAGATCATCAAGGGCTTACCCGTCAGGGGTGGCTCAAACTCGCCTTCTGGCCTGTTTTGGAGCCTTGACAGCTTGATCCGTGTGTCCTACATCGGCGGCGTTGGAACTCCTGCGCAGTACTGGCGCTATGACATCATCTCCAGCCAATCGTCCATCATGTCGTCACAGTGCGTGATTGAGTACGACGGCATCTATTATTGGATTGGAACTGACCGATTCCTCATGTACAACGGCGTTGTTCAGGAAATTCCAAACAACATGAACCAAAACTATTTCTTCGACAACCTGAACTACGATCAGCGCCAGAAGGTGTGGGCGACCAAGGTTCCACGGTTTGGTGAAGTGTGGTGGTTCTACCCAAAAGGCGATTCCACTGAGTGCAACGATGCCATCATCTACAACATCCGTGAAAAGACGTGGTACGACGCTGGCACAGCAATGGGTTCACAGCGGTCGGCAGGGTACTTCTCGCAGGTGTTCCGCTACCCAGTCATCTCATCAAACGTTGTTAATGCAACTGGCGGCATGTACACCGCTTCAATTTCAACCGCTGGTGCGGGGTACACCGATGGCGTTTATTCGTATATTGCGGCTGTAGGCGGCCCCGGCACGGGCGCAACCCTTACCATTACCGTTTCTGGTGGCGCAGTCACCAAGCTGGTGGTTAACAACAAAGGAACTGGCTACACCGCAGGAAACGGCTTTTCGGCAAATATTCCCGGCTCTCCATCATCTAATTTTGCTGGAACCGTGACCACTACTTGCGACTTTGTCTCCCTGTGGAGACATGAGACTGGCACAGATCAGGTGTACGGAACCAATTCCAACGCCATCAAGAGCTACTTTGAGACCAACGACATTGGCTGGATATCTGGCGGCCCTGCGCAACCTGCTCAAGTTGGAGAGAACCGTTGGTTGCACATTGAGCGTGTTGAGCCTGACTTCGTCCAAGACGGTGAGATGGAGCTTTACATCCTGAGCCGTCCCTATGCCCAATCCCCAGACAATATCAGCAGCCCCTATCCTTTTAACCCAGACACCAATAAAATCGACATGCGTGAGCAGGGCAGAGAGCTTCGCATGCGCTTTGTGAGCAATGTGTCAGGTGGCAACTACCAGCTTGGCAGAGTGGTCGTCAACGTTGACTTTGGAGATGTTCGTGGCTACTAACATTGGTGTAATCTACGACCCAAGAAACCATACCTTTGAGTCGTGGGCAAGCCTGATGTGTGAACTGTACGCTTCGCAGCAATTGATGATTCCAAATGCAGACACAGATTGGAAAGAGTGGGCAAATGGTTTAAAAGCCATTGATGTTTTTACAAACGAAGGTGCGCCCTCAGCAGAAGGGTTCCTTAACTGGCAAGACTGGGCAACTGCTCTCATGGGCGCAGTGAACCCAGCGTCAACTTAAAAGAGAGACGTGGCATGAACTTTTTGGACTTATTCAACAAGGTGGCAAGGGTGGCAAGGCCATCCCACCACGAATTTATACCGTTTACCTCAATGGATGAGCGGTTTGCGGAGTCGTCCCTTGACTCGCTAGACATGCTCATGATGTCGTTCTATATGTGCGAAATCTATGAAATTGACGACGAGACAGCCAAGGAGCTACGTCCTGAGACAGTGCAAGAGTTCTTGGATGCAATCAACTTGCACAAGAAGCGTGACCCTGAGTCCATCGAATGGGCAATGGAGTTCATCAAATGATTTACCTCACCGACTACCGCTATACCAAGAACGCACAAACTCAACTGTTTGAAGACATTGTCTACCCGCAAAAGGTTCGCTGGTTTCCAGATACCTACAAACGAGCCAAGTCAGGCATGATTTACGCCCCACATAAAGTGGCGGAGATGGTGCTTGATCCTGAACTGGTCAGGGAAATCAGAGAGAACCCTGTCGGCAAGACAGCTTTCATCCTTGCCTCTGGCAACTCGCACTTTGCAGGCATCAACCCCCGCACCTCGAAGCCCACCAACTTGAGCTACGAGTACAAGTTCCTGCCCTTCACCTTGACTCAGGTGTACGCAGGGCGCACGGCTCAGGCTTTTGGCGCTACCGACCACATCGTGACGGACTCCACCGCCTGCGCCAGTAGTTTGAAAGTGCTGATGGATGTTCAGAACCTGATCAACAACTTTGGCTTCCAGCGGGTGATTGTGCTTGCGGTCGAAGATCAGGTCAACAACTCCGTGCTGGAGTTCTTTGGCGAGGCGCAAGCTTCCTTGACTTGGAAAGAAGAGAGCCAAGGCGTGATCCCATCAGCTTTTGATGAAGTCAATCATGGCTTTCATGTTGCCCAAGGCGCATGTCTGGCAATCTTTGAGTCTGGCAAGACAGCCATGCGTGGCTCAAAGCACCCTAAAGCCACCCTTAGAGGAGCCTACACAGCCAGCGAAGACTGTCCCAATGCTATTGGGCAGCGTGAGGATGGTCAGGGCTTTAAACGGGCTATGGAGGGGGCGATGTTTGCCGCCAAGGTACGACCTGCTGGTATCACCATTGTCAAAACCCACGGGACAGGCACAAAGTCTAACAACATGGCTGAAAAAGCCGCTTTGGAAGACACGTTATCTGAATATGTCGCTACCAGCTACAAGCCAACCATTGGTCACACCATGGGTGTCAGTGGCCTGTTGGAGACTTGCATGCTGTTTGACGATCTGGCGCAAGGGTTCGTTCCAAGAATTCAAAACAGAACAGAGGTGGATACCAAGTTCTTGTCGCTGGATGTGCAAGCCCCGAGCGGGGAAATCATGGCATTGGCGGCAGGCATGGGTAACGTTTATTCGGCAGCAGTGCTGTCGAGGGAGATTTAAGATGGCAATCGTAGACAGCAAAATAAAACAACTTGGCATTCCTGAAATTATCCATGAGTCTATTCAAATCAGCGGAGAGTTAAACAAGTATCCGCCTGCGGCAATATTTGCGGGTGTCTTGTCTGAATTAAACATGCCTCAAACAGTTGTCAGACAGACTGGCAACACCCTGTGGATTATTCACAAGGGCAACAACCGATTAGGAACATTCAAAGCGTTAAACGCCGATACAGCAAAGAACTTGATGGCAAACAGCCGTGAGTTTGTACGCTGGGCATATGACGATGTCGGTATGGATATTATCCAAACGCAATTTCAAGGCAACTCATTCATGAACTTGTTTGTAATGATTTCCAAAAATCCAGTAAGAGAAGGAATGGGGTATCAAGTTTTAGAAATGGAGTCTGGAGATACAGGCGTATTGCTAAAACTTGGCCCTGAAAGGGAATAAATATGGGTGCAGTAAAAACGTTTGTTGAAGACACGGGCAAGTCTGTTGGAAACCTTGTCGGTGACACCATACACAACATTGATCATGTCTTGACCGACATTGACAAGAACATCATCAAACCCACGTTAAAAATTGTTGACACCACAATCAACAATGCGCTCAAAGACCCAATTGGCACAATTGCCAAGATTACTACTGCTGTCTACGCCCCATATTTGCTTCCATTTGTAAATGCAGCAGACGTTCTTGCGCATGGCGGAAGCATGGACGATGCGTTCAAGGCTGGCGCATTAACATATGTTGGTCAAGAGGCATTTTCTAATTTGGAACTTGGCTCGGAAGTTCTAGCTGACGGCTCTACCCAAACTATTACTCAAAGTTCTTTAGCTGGCGATCTTGGTAACTACGTCAGGGAAAGCACTGCTGTTCTTGGATCAACTGCCCAAGACATTTTAAGTAATGCCGCTATTCAAGGATCGCTGGGCGCTGTCAGAGGCGGTGTGATGGCGGCTATCCAAGGCAAGGACATTGGCGAAGGAATAGCAAGTGGAGCAACTTCTGGCGCTGTAAGTGGAGGTATAAGCGCAGGCTTTTCTGATGCGACAAAGGCGCTTGGAATTGATGCTCCAAGCAAGACAACTGCTTTGGCTGGCAAGACAATCATGGCATTGGCTGAGGGCAAAGACCCTAATGCATTGCTTGCAAACTACTTGGCTTACACCATCAACAGTGCTGGTGCAGATGCAATTGCAAGAACATCAAAAGATGCGTATGACTCTTTCTCTGCGTACTCAAAAGAATTTAACACAAAAAATTCTAAGTATGAAGAGGACTTGACCACATACCAGACAGACCGTCAAACATATGTTAATCAAAACGAGGCGTTGCAAAAAGACATTATTTCCAAATGGAATCCAATTCAATCTAAATTAGATGGAATTCAGACAGAACAAGCAACCATCAAAAACGAATTTGAAAAACAAAAAGCTATCTACGATAACGAGAACAAGTCTGTAGATGAGCGTAATGCCGCCGCAGAAAAGATGACATCGTTGTCTACTGACTACCAGAAGAAAGATGCGGAGTACACCAAGCTCTATACAGACAACAAGAGCATATACACCGATTTGGAGAGCAGGCAAAATGCCATAACTAATGGCGTTCAAAAGCTTGACAGCACAACTGGTAAGAGCTTGCAAGCTACTCGTGCTGATTTAGAGAATGGCGCTGCTCAACTCAAGACATACCGTGAAACTGCTAACAAGGCAAGCGAAAACTACGATAACGCAATTGCTGAGGCAACGACAAAGAACGTTTTGATTGACTCTGTCAACAGCGGTGTCATCAAGGGCGAAACGCAAGAAGATGGCTCAATCAAGCTTGCCAATGGCATGGTCATCAAGGACGGTCAATTCTTGCAAGACGGCAAAAATGCTTTTGCCAATGCTGATCCTATAGAACAAGGACAAATTCGATTTACAGATCAGAATGGCAAACAAGTTTGGTTTGACAACAACAGGGTCAAGCAAGCCAGTGTCACTGACGTTCAAGAAAAGTTGTTTAATCAATACGGCATCAAGGCTGATCCCGCTGATGTTTTAGATGTTGTTGGTCAGAAGTTTGATGCCATTGATCCAAATTCACTCAAGACAGTTGCTGAAAATAAAGTTAACGAGCAGTACAACAGCTTACTTGGTAGAGATGCCAAGCCAGAAGAAATACAAGCGGCGTTTGCACCCGGACAAGATGCGCTGACAAACGTTGCCGGAAAGCTTGCTGATCAAATATTGCCAACCGATCAGTTCTTTGGAAGTGAAGATGAAAAAGTTGCGTATGCCAAGCAGCTTGCCGCAGTTCGTGCAGACAAAGGCGTTGGCGCTGAGTTCACTTGGAAAAATCCATACACTGGCGAAACTGAAACGCACCAAGCATTTACTGCTGATGATGCTCAGAATACAGACATAAAAGGCCAAGTTGCTGTTGATCAAAACGCCTTTACAAGCCAATGGCAGACTGTTGGTGACAAGCGTGTCTTTATTCACGATGATGGCTCTGCCAGTGTCATTGATCCGGTAACTGGAGAGACAAGCGCACTTGACCAAACAGGCGTACAACAATACATTGACCAAGGGCTTTTAAATACCGCAAGTTCTGGTTACCCATATGGGCAAACAGATTTGTCGCCTGATCAACTTGCCGCCCAAGAAAATAAAAGACCTTTGGGAAGTGCATCTGGCATAGTAAGTCAACTGATGAGACCAGATAGCTCAGGTGGCTCGGGCGGCAGAACAAATGTGGTGCGTGGCGTGTTGCCCGGTCAGCCGGGGTCAGGTCAACCCGGCGTACAGCCGGGGGCGGCTCAGAAGGGTGTTTTGCCCACTGGCAACCCATTGGAACAAGATTATTTGAACATTGGCTTATCCAAAGACAAGTTCGTTGACCCTCTGTCCCAGCTTTACCAAATTCAACAAGCTCAACAAAACGGGGGCGAGGGCAACCTTGCGCAAATCATGTTCGATCAATTCAATCCAACGGCTCCACAAGCCACCCAGCCCACCCAAGCCTCTGGCACTGGTGGCTCGTATTACAACTACGGACAAGCGGAAGACCCCTATACAGGCGCTGTAGACCCGTTCTCACCTAACCCATACAGCCCATCACCTTACGCCTCTGGCTTCGAGCCTCAGACCATGGCGGCAGAGGGTGGAGCGATCATGGCTACCCCCCTGATGGCTCATGGCGGCAAGACCATGCCCCTAAGCGTCAACGGAGTTTTGCCTACGGTCAACCAAGGGCGTGAGAACTTTAAAGACGGTAAGCACGTTGCTGGCGAGGGAGACGGTCAGTCTGACGACATCCCTGCATGGCTGGCTGACGGTGAATTTGTCTTCCCTGCCGACGTTGTTTCTGCGCTTGGAAATGGCTCAACCAAGGCTGGAACGGATAAACTCTACGAAATGATGCACGGCATCCGTGAACACGCAAGATCATCAGGGCCAAAAGACTTGCCACCCCCATCCAAAAAGTCCCCTTTGGATTACCTGAGAGCATAAGGAGAAGACCATGTCAATATTCCAAGGCGGAGCACTTCCAGACGTAAGAACGACAACCTCGGTCAACCCAAATGCACCGAGCTACTACACCGACTACATGTCGGCGCTGTCCAAGGCTGGCACACAACAGTTGGGCATGCCTTCCAGCCAGTTGGTAGCAGGTTTCAGCCCGTTGCAGCAGTCGGCGTTTGCCCAGCTTCCTAACGTAGCCAATTCCTACAAGCCTGAGATGACCGCAGCAATGAATACTGCGTCTCAGGGTGCGGCTGGCATAACTCCGCAAAACATTCAAGGCATGCTCAACCCGTACACCAATAACGTGGTGAACGAGATGTCACGCCTGACCAATCAAAACGTCAGGCAAAACACAATTCCCCAGCTTAAGGGTGCTTTTGTTGGTTCTGGTGGCCTTGGTGGTCAGCGTTACGCCAACGCCACTGGTCAAACCCTGTCTGACATTCAGTCCAATCTAACTGGTCAACAGCAGGGGGCCTTGTCCACTGGTTATTCACAGGCTTTACAAGCAGCTTTGGCAAACGCCCAGCAAAAGACTTCAGCCGCTCAGACGCAAGGCATGCTGGCAAAGCAGCAACAGGACTTGGGACTGGCTGGTATCAACGCTCAGATGGGTGCTGGCGCTCAACAGCAGGCTCTGGAGCAGGCTCGGATCAATGCGCCCTTGCAGAACGCTATCAACGCCTCATCCCTCATGCGTGGCTATAACGTCCCTATTGGCACGACAGAGTCGTTTGTTGGCCCCAAGGCTGGCGTGTATGCAGCTTCACCTCTATCGCAGGTTACGGGCTCTGCTGCACTGGTTGGTGCATTGTTTGGCGGTCAAGGAAAAGACGGTACTGGTCAAAGCGTTGTGGGTCAAGGCTATCAAGCTTTGAAAGATTATTTTAACAGTCCAAATTACAACAAATCTCCAGTAGGTGGGTTTGGTACATCTGACCAATATGGACAGTATGGCCCTTCATACACTGGTGGCCCTTATAACACCCCAAATAATTTCAATAGCTCATCTGACTATGGTGGAATGTTTAGCCCTAATTATGGACAACCGTCTATTGATGTCAATTACGATGAATACGGCATTTAAAGGCAAATCATGGCAAAAACTGAAGCACCACCTCTCTACTCGCCTGATCCAGAAGATCAGGAGCTAATCAACGACATTAAAAGCCAATATAAAGACTTGAGCGAATCGCTGAAGGCAAGACAACTACCATTTGATCCCAAGTGGATGGCAGTTGCTCAAGGCTTTCTTGCGCCCACTCAAACTGGTTCCTTTGGTGAGTCTCTTGGCTATGCAGCTAAGGGCTATAACGAAGCTGCAACCAATGAGGAAAAGCTTGCCCAAGAACGTGCCGCACTTCGCTTGCAATTGGCTCAAGGTGAGTTAGCTCAACGTCAAGCCACACGCAAGATGCAAATGGGTCAACAGATTTTGTTGGGTGGATTCCCCAAGGTTCCGCTTACAGAGGGCGCAGACTCTACAACTGGAGCTACTGGAGCGCCAGAAGCAGGAGCGGCTCCACAAGGGTTGCGAGACATCACTATGACTGATGTCCGTGCGGCTATGGCTGTTGACGAATCTCTTGGCAAGAGCTTGGCTGAAATCTATAAGATGCAAGGCGAAAGATACAAGATTGCCATGAACGGCACGGTGTATGACACTGTGGACAAGAAGTATGTGACTGGGTTGCAGATACCGGGTCAAACACCTTCAAAATTTACCATTCCTGAAATTGGTAAAGAACTGAACATGATGCCTTGGCAATACGAGCAATACATGAATGCTCGTGAAGCTGGCATGGGTAAAGAGTGGGTCTTAAATTTCACATCACCCAATCCAGTTCCTTCAAATAAAATTACAAAAGGTCAATTCCCAACAGCCGCCGCAACTGAAGATAAATCATCTGCTGCGCCTTCTACCGAGTCTGTCGCCAAACCTCCCACAAGTTCTGTGTTAGTAAATGAGCCAATGGATATGTCGGTTGAGGCAATTGAGGCAAGAAAAAAAGCGGCTGAAACCACCGCTGTTAAACGTGCCGAAAGCGAAAACATACGCTTTCAAAATATCATCAACAATGCCGAAACTGCTGGTAGTCGTCAGGCCATATACAGCGCACTGGGTGATATTGCCAAACGCAAAGATGCAAATCAAATTTTTGGTGTGTTTGAAAATGGTGACTTGTCTTCTGCCCTGTTGAAACTGCTTGAAACAAGCGGCAAGGGATTGCCTCAGATCAACGACATTCGAAACATCTTTACTAACTTTGGTTTGGATAAGACTTTGAAGGCAGATCAACTTGCTGCTGCTCAGATGATTGCTCAAATAAATTTAGAGTTGCGCAAGATTAGCAGAACACCCGGCGAAGGCTCCTACTCTGACTTAGAGACCAACATGATGCTTGCGGCTGGCCCAAGCATGAAAGATACTCCAGAGGGATTGCAAAAGAAGCTTGCACTGCTAAATGCTCGTGCTCAATTTGAGCGAGATGCATCTCGTACTTTGCAAGACAGCGGAATGTCGGCAGATAAATTTAAGTTAAGCGGCGCATACGATAAATTGCTTGATGGCTACCATCAAAGGTTGGTCAGAATTGTTTTTCCAAATCAAGCTACGCAAGCTGGGCCTGCCAAAACAACCACAGTTGATAGCGTTAAAAGAGCACTTGAAAAGAAAAAGGGAGGTCAATAAATGGCTGAAGAACAAGCACCAGTTCTTGATGAAAATCAACGCCGTGTCGCTCAAAAAGTTATGGACATGGCCCCCAACTATGGAGTTAATCCAGACTTTGCTTTGGCTGTTGCCATGGCAGAAAACATGTTTAAAAATAAGACATCTGAAAAGGGCGCAATTGGCCCTATGCAACTCTTGCCAGCAACCGCCAAAGGCTTGAAGGTCGACCCCTATGATGAGGATGACAACATCAAGGGTGGCTTGATGCTCATTAAGCAGTTGACAGAAAACAAACAAATTGGCCTTGATCCCATTCGGGTGCTTGCTGGATATCACAGCGGTCTTGATCTCAACTTTTTTAAGACCAACAACCCTGATGACCTTGGTCAAAAGGCATTGCAATACATTTCCAATGTGTCAGACTTTTCGGGTGGAAAGCTCCCTCCTGTGTTGTACACAAAGGAAATGGCTGAGGCTCCCCCTGAGCCGTCAGCAGCTACTGGCGGAAATGGAACTGTTGTAGTTTCTGATGCTGACATGGAAAAGCAAGCCGCTGAAAAGCGATTGGACTTCATGAAAGCCGCAGGAGCTTTAGGTGGCGCAGGACTTAGCGCCTCCGCCGATACCACGGGCCGTGTATATAACAAGGTAGCCGACATACTGTCTGGTAAACCTGCTGGCTCACTACCTACTGCCGCACCCCCTGCTCCTCCTCCCATGGCAACCGCCGCCCCTGTCGAGCCAATGATGTCTCCATCGCAAATGGCCTCATCTTCGTCAGCCCCTTCATCTGCGCAAGCTACCCGCATCTTGCAGGGCGGTCAGGGTGATACCTTGGGAAGCACTGGTCGTGCTCGTCAAGAAGGTTACATGATTGAAGGGTCTCAAAGATCAGCCAATAGGGGTGAGGTGGAAAAAATTACACCCCAAGTCAAACAAGTGCTGGCAAAGATGCCGGGGTTAACCGCCACCGAGTCTGGTGTGCTGGTTCCTCGCAGTGAGCCTCGTCCCACCGCTGGCCCACGCCCACAACCCTCGGCTTTGACCGTCAGGGGTGGTGTCCCTTACCAGCCCCCGCCGTCAGACCCGCTTGCTGGAGTGCGGCCCGGCGGTGATCCAGTCATGGGCGCTCCCATGGAGCAAGTTCCTCCTCGTCCCGCTGGCGCTCTGCCCCCGCCAAAGCCATCAATGACCCGTCAAGCAATTGATATGGGGCGTAAGGCCATAAACATGCCTGTGCTCGGCCCAGCTTTCACAGGCGCTTTGGGCGGCTACAGTGCTGTTACTCAAGCCAATGATGCAAGTGAGCGGCTTAACCGTGGTGATTACCTTGGTGCAGGTATCTCTGGTATTGGAGCTTTGGGTTCTGCTGCCGCCGTAATCCCTCACCCGTTGACCCGTGGTATCGGTGGCGGTTTAGCCATGGCGGCTCCCATGGCAAACATGATCGTTGACTACATGCGCCAGACCAGCCCATTGAGTCAAGCAAGACCCACAGGACGTTAATCCTGTGAGTCCCTGAATACTGGGAAAGTCTCCCCCAGTTGCTCCCGCAGTTGCCACGACAAACGGAGCTTTTCCCCAGCCTTTGCGCTGGGGTTTTTTTATAGTTTGCCCCGTCTTGCTTCCAAAGCTTTTGCAACTTCAGTGTTGAGGCTGGCAACAAAGTCAATGCACAAGTTTCGCTCTTGTCGAACAATCGCTGGCATTGCAGCCATCACAAAGGCATTGGCAAGCTTGCTCAAGTCCTCTTCCAAAAAGTTGTAATTTTCCACAAGATTGGCCTCATGGAAAGCCTTCTTGATCTCTTCAAGTGTTAGGTACGGGTTGTTCATTTTTTTCCTTTACTCTTTCTGCTTTCATTTAATTTTTTTGCTTGGGATTTCATGACGTGAGCAAGAGTTTTGCTGTACTCGGCATCAATTTCAAAAAGCCAATCTTGCAAAAGATCAGCCCGAAACATGATGTCAAGTTCACGAAATTTATCCCAGTTTCCTATTGAGCCTTCGCCAGTTTGAATATTTGCTTTGAATGTTGGTTTAGGAATGCTCATTTTTTGGTTCCTCGTGGTTCAATGATGTATTTCATGGCAAATCCTTATTTATGTTGATTTTTGGCTTGCCAGAAATTGAGAAGGGCATGGAACATCGTCCAACCACGGTCAGCATCCTCGGGTGACCACTCCTTGACGACCACGAGGCCGGGTTCCAGCACCGAGACAAACACGTTTGCAATGACTGCCTCGGGCAAGCCCACCCCCATCCTGTACGCCGCCAACTGCATCATGTGCTCATCGTAGGCATCTACCTTTGCAGGATCGGTAAACTCTTTGCTCTTGATGTCCAACACCAATCCCTTACCACCAAACGCTGTGCGTGAGAACAAGTCCAGTTTGCCGCCAAAGCCAAGCTCATGGGCAAAAGATTTCTCAGGCTCAAAGTCGGTGATGCCGTAGGTGTCCTCCAGCTTGACGCTGACACCGATCTGGTAGTCCATCATGTCTGCCTGCATGACACCGTTGTAGAAGGATTCCACGGCGGTATGCACTTTGGTTCCACGCTCCGCAGCCATCTTTGCGTGTTCCTTGGAGTCGGCAATTACTCGCTGGACAAAGGAAGTTTCAATTTCGTCAGGCGCACGGGGAAGGGTCAGGGCAGCGAGGAGCATCTGATTGAGCTTCCAAGCCTCCAGACCGGGCGAGGCGGCGCTCTTGATGATGGTGGTCACCGAGGGAACCAAGCTCATCGTTCGTGCGTCACGCAGGGTTGTGGCACGGTCGTTACCAGTCTTGGCCTTGACTGTGTACTGAGGGGAGCCGTCACGGTTGTACCAATGCAGGGACTCCGAGGCTCTTGCAACCAATGTTGTCATGTTGTTTCCTTAAAAGAATCAAAGTCCTTCAAGACTAAGTTGCGGGTCTGTGAATTCTTTGCAAATCCACACGGTGGCATTCCTGCCATTGGTCATCGTCCAACGTTTGCCGCTGTCAACGATAAAACCTTTGTCAACCAATTCTGATCGCCTTGCTCGAAAGGTAGAGCGATGGGTTTCAAAGAATTCGTTCATTTGCTCATCGGTAAAGCCATTTGGACGGTGCTTGGCAAAAACCAGCACCTCCAATTGAAGCCTTCTCAAGTCTGGGTAAACGCTGGCGGCGGCAGACACTGAGGTGTCCATCGCATCCCGTCTAAACAGTTTTTTGAAGTCGTCCATACGTCACCTCAAAAGGGGATGTCATCATCCATGTCGTCAAAACCAGCCTGACTCTTCTTGGCTGGCTCACCCTTGTACTGCGTTGCTTTCCATTCTGGACTTAACATGATTTGGTCTTTTAGCCAGTCAGAGAAAGTGTCAAATATTGCTGCATCAGGCTCAGACAAGGAAAAGATTTCAGCCTTGTTGAATGGCACAGGAAGGCCAATGGTCTTGATCTGTGATGGGACGGGGGTCAGGGCTGTCACGTTGGCGTACACCTTGCCAGCGGTCTTACCTGCCTTGTGGGTGACGTTGATCATGCACCACTTGTCCAGCACGTTCTTGATGTCAAAACGGCGCTGTTCCTCGGGAGTGAACTCTTTGCCGCGCCAAGACTGCAAGTCCTTGCGCAGAGTGCCTTTCTCGCCCCAAGTGTTGGTGTAGTCCTTGGTGACAATGAACGGCTCATTCTTCTCCGTTTTGAGGGGTGTGCCATGCTCATCTTCGCCATGAACTTCCCACACAAATTTGAGCTTGCGTTTGTAGTCCACTTTGCCTTCAAAGGTGGTCTCTTGAGTTCCCATGTCGATGATGCGGTAGCAACGGGCAAGGTGCATACCTGCGGGGACTGGTTTGAAATTACTGCCTGTATCTTCGAGAATCATTTATCTACTCCAAATATTTTGTTGAATTGGTTTTGAAAGTTGGGGTCAATCTGCTTTAGGTTTTCTAATTCGTTTTTTATCCTCCACTGGTTGTACTCTTGCTGAAGTTTTGGGTCTTTCAACCACTCTTGGTATTCTTGCTGCGGGTTGTTTTGCTGGCTCACGGGTAACTCCAAAAAGTAAGTCGCCAACCTCTAAAGGGAACAGGGTTCCAATGTTGGCAATGTTTGCAATGTCGATGGGTTCGTGCATCCCTTGGGCTACACCGATGAAGTAGTCCTCTTTGCCAAAGTCATCTGCTGCATACACGATGCCAACAATGCCTGTCTGGGTGTTGAACCACTTTGCTCGTAGAGGTGTCATGCTTCTTCTGCTTGTTTGATGAGTTCTGAAAAGAACGCTGTGTCGTGGATCACTGCAAGCCTTACCTTCTCAAGCTCGACTGGGTCGGCTCGGTTGGACTTGGTGAGGATGAGGAGCGTGTCAACGCTGTTGAGGTACGACTTGAAGTCGTCTACGTCGATGTCAAGCATGCTTGCCTCCAGTGCGAAGCAATATCTTTTGCCAGAACTCGTCCAGCCATGACATGTAGTTTTGTTGGGGAGGCGTGTACATCAATCCGATCTGGATGCCTGTACGGGTAGTCACAAGAGGTTTCTTTGGTTCCATATTTTTCCTTTACCGTCGTATCGACGTGGAGGTATTACACCACAAAAATCTAACTGAGTTAAATTATTTTTACATGTTGCTTTTTAACCATGTTATAGTCCGCCCCAGCAGGGTAGCTCAGTCCGGTGGAGCACTCGGTTCATACCCGAAGGGTCGGAGGTTCAAATCCTCCCCCTGCAACCAACAAAGGAAAAACATGACATTGGTAGAGTATTTCGCAACGGAGCCACGAGGCTCAAAGGTTGAGATGGCAGAGTATCTCGGCATCACTGCGACGTACATTTCCCTGCTGATCCACGGAAAGCGCAGGGCTTCTAAGTCATTGTCCAAGAGCATTGAAAACGCAACACAAGGGCTGGTCACCAAGGAGGACATGCGTCCTGACCTGTTTACAAAGGCTGCGGAAACGGTGTAACATAGTTTGAAACACGGCTAGGTGGGGCCTGATCTCCCCACCGAAAAGCGTCTCAACCCCCGCCTGCCGAGGTTTCTTCAGGGGTGAATCTTTGGGGTTTGACATGCACTTTTACCAATTTCACATTGGCGACTATAAGTCGCACACACACCATCTTTCTCCGATGGAGGACTTGGCCTACCGCCGACTTCTTGACCACTACTATTTACACGAGGCTCCCATCAAACAGCGAGATATTGCTCGTCAGATTGGTTTGAGGGACAACGAGCAAGAGGTTTTGACGGTGCTTGATGAGTTTTTTGTTTCTACTGAAAATGGTTTTATAAATCCTCGTGCAGATGAGGAAATTGCTAAATATCGCAAGTTTTCCGAGGATGGCAAAAAAGGGGCGGCAAAGCGTTGGCATAAGAGTACCAATGGGGAGGCCAATAGCCCCCCTAATGCTCCCCCAATAGCAACCAATAACCAAGAACCAATAACCAATAACCAAAAACCAGTTGTTGGGGCAACAAAAGGCTCACGCCTTTCAGCAGACTTTGTTTTTCCAGAAGAATGGGATAAATTTTGTCAGCAGTGTCGGCCTGACCTGAACCCTGCGAAAGTTTTTGATGGCTTCAAGGATTACTGGATTGCGAAAACTGGTTCAGCCGCCACAAAACTTGATTGGCTTGCCACTTGGCGTAATTGGGTCAGAAATCAAAAGCAAGAAAAGCCAAACTTTGCCGACATTGCCAGAACTACCGTACCCGGAAGCACTGGGCGTGACCCTGCCCTTGTCAAACTGGACGAGGACAGCAAGAATGTGTCTCCTCCCTCGCCTGAGATCATGGAGAAGCTTCGTTTGTTGAGAGGTAAATGATGGAAAAGACAGAGATAGACCCTTTGAAATGCCAAGTTGCCGGGTGCTATGCCCGATGGACAGTCGACATGGGCTGGCGCAAGTGCGCAAAGCATGCGTGGACTGACGACAAGTCGGAACCCGTAATGAAGCCACTTGTCCTTGATCGACCACCCGTGCGACCCTTTACCGAGGTTGATGACCATGAAATCTTTTGAGATGACCCGTGAAGAAGCAAACAAAATCCTCGACAAAGTCCGTGAAGGCCATCCCTGCTCAGAGGCTTGCACCCTCGAATGTCTCTATCTCACCGGAGACTATGACCCAAATGCACCAGTGCGAAGCGAGGGATTGGATCAAGAGATATCGCAAGAAGACTGGCGAGGTCGGGTTAGAGCAAGGCAGGCTCTGGTGGGCGCAAGTCAAGGAGGACATAACCAGAAGGCGGGGCAAAGCGGCGCTGGATTCCTTGGTCAAGCAGATGGAGGAAGAGCGGCGTGAAGGTCGAGTTTGACTTTCCTCCTGCCTTCTTGTTCCCTAACAGGAGCAAGGGCAAGCACTGGGCTGTCATGCACAAGCCCAAGACAGACTACCGAGAAGCCTGCTACTGGCTCACCAAACAGCAGGCAGGGGGCTGGAAACACCTTGGGGGTGACATCTACCTTACCCTGACCTTCCTGATGCCTGACAAGCGCCACAGGGACGCTGACAACTGCCTTGCTGCTGCCAAGGCTGGACTGGACGGCATGGCTGACGCTTTAGGGGTGAACGACCGCCACTTCCAGCCCATTGTTGTTTACCGAATGGTTGGCTCTGGAAAAGGAAAGTTAATTGCCGAGTTCTGCTAATCCTTAAACTGTGTTAAAGTTAATGCCCATCAATAGGAGAACGATATGAAAACTAAATACACCCGTGGTTCGTTAATTCATCAGGCAATGGAGTCGTTAGAGCGTCTTCCCCGGCCCCCAGAGCAATTGCGCACCAAGCTCAACAACATTTCCATGACTAGGTTTAACCAGTATGTGACAGAGCCATTGGTCAGTGATGGGATGGCTCTTATCAAAGAGAACATGATGTATCTCACCGCTAAGGGACGAGAGAAGCTCAGTCATCTTGGAATGCACAAAATCCAGCTTCCGCCACCACAAAGAACAGCGCTTCCAACAACAACCTACGAAGGCAAGGAACTGATGGGCGCTGCTGTGCGTGTAGGCGCTGATGACCATATGGACTGTCCAAGCCGTGTCAACAACAAATTGCACTACCGTGACGGACGTGTTGAGGAGTTGGTATGAGCGACTTCAACAAAGCATCAGAGGTTAAGTATGTGACCTTGCATGACTTCAATGAGCCAGCAAAGACCCAGCAGCAGTTCTACGACGAGTTGCGTAACGGCGTGATCGAAGAAGTGGCGCTGCATGTGGAGAAGCTCAAAAGCTTTGGGCAGGATACCGTGAGTTCTTTAACAATTTACATCAGAGAGATGAAAAATCATGGGTGAAATTAAATTAAAAACGTCAAACACTTTTTTTCATTCAAAATTAAATAAAGAAAAAGAAGTGATTTTTTCAATTTTTGTCGAGAACGATTCAGAGGGTGATGTTGAAGATGCATTCCATATGCTGTCAAAAGTATGGAGTTTAGATTTTCCTGTCAACGTTGAAATTCAAGCAAGTCTAAGCAACCTTTTTAAGTCATTCATAAATTGGCATGGGGATGAGCCGATTGAGTCGGCTGAGTTTTTGAATGCTTTGCGCACAGAATGTTTGCAAATTATAAAAAAAATAGACAAATTAACAGAAAAAGAATCATGATTGAAATATTAAAACAGGCGCTTGATTGCCAAAGCCGTTGAAAACAAACTCAAGGAGAAGAACACATGACACAAGAGCCACCTAAATATTCATTCAAAGCGTACTGGGAAACAGATGGTCGCATCGGTGTGGTTGCCTGCATTGTGAGACCAGATGGTGGTGTGCATTTGCTGAGTGAAATCTTAGACATACCGACTTCTACTGATTTGGCTCATGAGCATCAAGCCAGAATTGCCGCCTTCAAAGATGCAATGCAAAACGCTATGGAGCAAAACACATGAAACCATATGGATACGTCTGGACAAAAGACAAACACGAACCAAAGTTTTTTTGGATAGAAGGCCATGCTAAAGATGTTCAAAAACAATTTGGCGGCGATGTCGTGGCAGTTTATAAATGAAACTTAAAAACCATCCAGCATTTCCAACGCATGAAGCAAGAGATTCGGGCAGGGCTGGTATATCAACCTTGGACTACTTTGCTGCAAAAGCAATGCAGGCTCTTGTAGACACTGCGCCAGAAGGATACGAGTTGGACTATGACGACATCGCAAAGTCGGCATACAAGCAAGCAAAAGCCATGATGAGGGAGAGACAAACATGAATTGGATGCAAAGCAGAACTCCAGAGGAGCGTAAAGCAATTGCCGCAAAGTCGGTGGTTACTCGGCAAAAAAATATACAAGAACGAAAAGCGAGAGTGCTTGCCGATATGGATAAAAGAGATAGCCTGCGGCAAGAAATTAAGGAGCTTGAGGATCGAGTTAGCAAGTTGCGACGACTTGAAATTGTTAACAAGACCGCCATGACTTTGACAAGCCAAGCATTGTGGAGTGAAGCTGACATTGTTAAAACAGCAAATACTTGGGCTTTAGCTACGGGCATATATTTTTTAATTGATGGCGGCAAGATTGTTTATGTTGGTCAATCGGTCAATGTGTACTCAAGAATTTCCTATCATCACGACAAAGTGTTTGAAAGTTTTGCTTTTATCCCTTGTGAAAAAGAAATGTTGGACAAGCTTGAATCTTTGTACATTCATGTATTAAGGCCGCCTCTCAATGGCGATCATGTGGGTGGGGCAAAGCATGCGCCTATAGCTTTTGACAAGCTATTGAGAGCCAGCGCATGATTGATCGCCTGATCCTAAGTATGGTGTTGGGAACCGCCGGGTGGCATGGCCTGTACCCTGAGCCGCCGCAGCCGCCGACTGCCAGCCAATTGATGCAAAAGGCAAGAGCAGCATCGGTGAGCAATGTGTGCCTAAAAAAGAAGAAGACCAAGAAAGTTAAAGAACTTTGTGAAAGGTGGGAGAGACATGAGTGAGCGAACGGTTGATCCGCATGAAGCCATTGATTACATGGTCAGCAAGGCAAAGGAATTTGCCAAAGCCAAGTCCGACAGGACGTACATGGAGGAGTACCGCAAGACCCTGAAAGCCGAGTTATGCAAGGATGCCCTTGCCAAAGGTTTTGAGGCGGTCAATGCGCAGGAGAGGGAGGCGTACAGCCACCCAACGTACAAAACCCACCTGGAGGCCATCAGGGAGGCTGTCAAGGACGAAGAGTACCTGCGGTGGATGCTGATAGCCGCCCAAGCTCGAATCGACGTATGGCGGTCACAGGAAGCGTCCAACAGGTCGATTGACAAGGCGGCAATGTGACCACATTGGCAGAAAAACGACACATGTCTCTGGTGGCAGAGCTTGGCTGTGCTGTGTGCAGGCGCATGGGATATCCCGGTACACCTGCCGAACTCCACCACAAACGGGCAGGAACGGGGGCAGGAAGGCGCTCCAGCCACATGGAGGTCATACCGCTATGCCCAGAGCATCACAGGGGCAAGACGGGGCTGCACGGGCTTGGAACCAAGGGCTTCCCTAAGCACTACGGCTACGATGAGGACGATCTGCTGGCAGATGTTGCAAAATTGTTGGAATTAGGGGAAAACACCTAGAAATATTTTTAGGCAAGACGGTTTTTATGCATTAACTCTGTTAAAGTTCTTTCACTGCAATTCGCAGGAACGATAAAAGGAAACAGACATGAATAACGACCTCGCCTTCAACGACGTAGACACACTGGGCCAACTCTTGGCTCAAATTGCTGACCTGACTAAGCAGGCTGACAAGATCAAAGACCAGATCAAAGATGGTGGTCAGACTGTTGAAGGTGTGCTGTTCAAGGCCACTTACATCGAAGCAAACCGCAAGGTTGTTGACACCAAGAAGATGTACGCTGACCTCGGTATCACCGAAGGCATGCTTGCCAAGTACACCAGCATCTCTGCTGTGTTCTCTGTCAAAGTCACCTCACGTTAATTAGGGAGCCATCATGAGCATCAAAGTCGAATACCTCAAAAACCTCAAGATGTGGCATGCAGAGTACCGTGACGAGATTGGCACTCTTGGATTGGGCTTCAC